GGAGAGAAGATGAGTATCGAGAATCTGCTCAAGACTAACGTCAACGAGCATACCGAGAAGAAGTCCAACCTGACCTACTTATCGTGGTCTTGGGCTTGGGCAGAAGCGCTGAAGGCTGACCCAGCCGCCACCTTCAAGGTGGAGACATTCAAGCGCGATCAGTATACCGAAGAGCCGTTCATGACCCTGCCAGGAGGCACTGCGCTGGTCTGGGTTACCGTGACGATCTTTGGCAAGCCCATGACCTGCCAACTGCCAGTCATGGATCACCGCAACAAGGCTATCCCCAACCCGGATGCGTTTGCTGTCAACACCGCCATCATGCGCTGCATGACCAAGGCTCTGAGCCTACACGGCCTGGGACTGTACATCTATGCCGGTGAAGATCTGCCAGAGGGTGCACCATCGCCCACAGATGCAGAAGACGAGGCTTTTGAGGAGCAGCATCTGCATGCATTGCGTGATGCCGCCCTGAGCGGTATGGATGCCCTTGCTGCGGCTTTTAAGGCAATCCCAACATCTCAGGCCAAGTCCAGGTTCTGGGCTAAGCACCAAGCCAGTCTCAAAGACGCCGCCAAACAGGAGAAAGCAGCATGAAAGACACAGGCGGGCCAGCGTTTCCAGTTGCGGAATTTCACCTCAACGGTAATGTTCATAGCGATTGGCGCGGCATGACCCTGCGCCAGTACGCGGCGATCAAGCTGCGGGTGCCGAACAGCGGAACCGATTGGCTGGACGAGATGATTATGCAGTCGCTGCGCGATGAAGTGGCGGGCAAGGCAATGCAGGGTTTGATGGGTCGGGTGTGGGGCAACCAGCCCGCAGAAGAACTCTTTCCGATCTGGGCCAAGTCTGCATACGCAGTGGCCGATGCCATGCTGAAAGCGAGGAAAACATGACTAAAGACACAGGCGGGCCAGCGTTTCCAACGCCAGCGCACAATTTGCAAAATGACGGCATGACCCTGCGCGACTACTTCGCGGCCAAGGCGATGCACGCCACTGTACATGCATGGATTACTGAGAAGGACTATCCATCTACTGACTTTGAAGTCGCTCGGAATGCTTATGCAATTGCTGACGCGATGCTTGAAGCCAGGAATCAATCATGAGCGAACAGCAAACAGAGGAATGGCACCAGCAGCGCCTGGGCAAAGTGACGGCCAGCAATCTGCACAAAGTCATGGTCAAGACAAAGACCGGCTACGGTGCTGATCGCGGTCACTACATGACCCAGCTAGTGCTGGAGCGCATCACAGGCCAGCGAGCAGAAGGTTACACCATCGCCGCTATCCAGTGGGGCATCGAGCAAGAGCAGTTCGCCAGAGCCGCATACGAGGCCTATAGAGGCGTTCTGGTGGAGGAGGTGGGGTTTATCCCTCACCCAACCATTGCGATGGCTGGAGCATCTCCTGATGGCCTTGTCGGGCCTGATGGCATGGTAGAGATCAAGTGCCCGGAGTCCAAGACCCACTTGGAAGTGCTGCTGTCAGAAAATCCCGTGTCTGGCCAGTACTACGCTCAGATGCAGTGGCAGATGCGCTGCGCTGACCGGCAGTGGTGCGACTATGTGGTGTTTGATCCACGGTTCCCCGCCAAAGCCCAGTTGTTCATACATCGGGTTAATCGGGATGACAAGTGGATCGGAGAGGCTGAAACTGAAGTCAATAAATTCTTGGCTGAAGTGGCAGAAAAAGTGCAAGCGTTGAAACTGAAAATTGGAGAGTAAAGATGAGCAAAGTGTTGAAAGAGATTTCCTGCGTCACGGGCGAGTACAAGAACGCCCAGGGCGAGGTCAAGAAGCGTTACAACCGCATTGGCAGCATCATCGAGACCAAGAACGGCCCGATGCTCAAGATCGACAGCATCCCTCTCAAAGAGGGCGGCTGGGACGGATGGGCGTACATCAACGACCCCAAGAAAGAAGATGCCCAGGCTCGTCCTGTGCGTCAACCCAAGCCAGATTTCAACGACGACGTTGACTTCTAATCATGAACAGCGCCCGTCTTGAAAACAGTGACCGGCTAACCAGGGTGTTGAAGTTGCTGCAAGTAGGTGGCGAGTTCACCACTCTGGACATCATCAGAAACGCAAATGTCTGTGCCGTCAACTCCATCATCTCTGAGTTGCGGCAGAACGGCATCAACATTTCCTGCCAGCGCAGGGGTTCAAATTGGTACTACACATTGGAGAAATCATGACTCATCAGACCATCTCAATCAAAGTCAAGAACGGAGAGCAAAACGTCTTCGTGTCTTTTATGAACAACCACAGGATTCTGCTGTCCATCTATTGCGGCAACGGATCTATGAATGTCGCGCTTGACAAAGGTCAGGTTGAAGAACTGATCGATGCCCTGGAGAAGACGCAACTCAAAATTAGCGAGGTGGCAGCATGAAGAAGATCTTTGCAGCCCTTGGAATCGCTCTGGTAACCACCGGAGCCTGGGCATCTTGCTCTACCCATACCTACACCATGAATGGCCGTATGGTGACATGCACTACATGTTGCTATTTCGGCAACTGCACAACAAACTGCTTCTGATCAATGGCCGAAAGCGGATGCTGCGCCCTATCGGGAGACGTGCCGGTGACCAACAGCCATATCGGCTGATAAGCGCAGACGCAGCGAGTAGGCCAACCTCTCATGAACCCATTTGACAAAAACTACAAGGCTCAACTGTCGTTCAGAGATCTAGAGACTGATAGGAAACGCTCTTATCAAGCCTCTAGAGTCCTCAACGACAAGCGCAAGACCGGCGTAGAGCCATACCCATCATTAGCCCAGCGAGCAGGCGCTTATGAAGGCACAAACCCTCGTGATGTCACGGTTGACATGCCCAAGATGAAACGGAGTAGAAAGTGAAAGTCGAGCAGAACATCCCAATGCCAGGAATTTTCCCCTTCTCCCAGATGCAGATTGGAGACAGTTTCTTGATCCCTTCCAATATCAAGCGCAGCACCGCATCAGTGGCCGCAAAACGATACGCACAAAAGCACAAGGTCAAGTTTGTCAGTCGCAAGATGGACGATGGAGCCATCAGAATGTGGCGGGTCGAATGAGCATCGAAGTAATGCGTCAGGCGCTGGAGGCGCTAAATAAAAACGTAGGGGAGTTACGCATTGCGGGCGCTCGCCACATTTTGAGGACTGCCATCGCAGAGGCTGAGAAACAGGAGCAATGCAAAGAGCATGGCGAATGTTTTGGCGGCAAGTGCATCTACACCGCCCCACCCGCAGCACGGCGGGATTGGGTCGGGCTGACGGATGAGCAGATCAACCAGTACGACTACCAGTACCGAGATATCCTGTATGACGTTGAGAAGATGCTTAGGGATAACAACACATGAAAGAAGACATCATCAAGCTGGCTCAAGAGGCTGGAGCTTATCGTCTGATAGACGCTAATCAGGGATCAATGGTCTGTCTTTCTAACGACACTCTTAAGCGCTTCGCCGCCCTTGTCGCCGCAGCAGAGCGCGAGGCCTGCGCAGCAATCGCAAGGCAGTGGGACGTTGAACACCAAGGATCAAACTACGGCGGGTGTATTGCAACTTTGATGGAAGCAAGGGGGCAAGCATGACCAACGAAGAAATCGCAAAACTCTGGCGTGAGCACCAGGAGGTGCATTCATTCGCAAGGACGATTGAGTTCATCGCGGCACAGGAGGCTCGCAATGCGTGTGCAGCACTCCTAGAAGACAACGCCATGCACGCGACAAACCCTCTCTTTCGCAACCTGCTGCAAGCAAACGCCCAGGCCATCAGAGACATCGGCAAGGACGAGATGCCACTATTCGATGACTGGGGATGCCCACCGTGCAATCAGAAGTGCAACCAGGGCAGAGAATGCCCGTGGAGGAGCCATGTTCACCAATCCTCGTAGGCCAACATCGCTACTCAAAGGCAGACTGCTGCTCATCTCAACAGCAGTCCTAATCTTCTTTATCCTTGTGGGAATTTTATGAAGAACATCTTAGACCCAAAATTCAAGTACATTCCGGCAGCCGCCACAGACGTGCAGCGAACATGGAGAAAATTCGGTTGGAGACCACAAGATGAAGTGCCCAGTTTGCGGAACATGGACAACAGTCGAGACAACAGTCCAAAGAAACGGATCAGTGTACAGATACAGGAAATGCGGTAATGAGCATAGCTTTCACACAGAAGAACACCCAGTCGCCAAAAAAAGCCACGGAGGCGCACGATTTCGCAAGCTGGCCAACGGATCAGTTGATCAAGTTCGCGCATGACTCGCTCCAAAAGATCAACGATCTAGAGCAAGAGATCGCCTACATGAGAAACGATCTGCGATCAGCTCTGCAAGCCTACAGATCAGTTGTCAGAGAGAAAGAGGCTTCTCTCGTCTTTGCGTCGCCTGACAAGCCCAGGTAGCTCTTTGCCGCCACCCTTAGTCCACTGCATGAAAGCCTCCGCAGCCTCTTCCCACTCGCCACGGTTGGCCTTCATGCGGATGGTGCTTCGCTGGAGGTTGCCCGCTCCGATGTTGTAGGTCAGACAGACCAGAGCGTCAAACCGGCTTTGATAGCCAACAACGCCGGGAATAAGTCGTAAAACAGCACGTTCAAAATTTGCGAGGTCAGCCTTGAATAGCGCAACCAGTTCTTCCTTGGGCCAGACACGATTATGCTCCGAACGAAGTGGGTACTCTTTGCGAATCACGGGGACATTTTTCCCATCAACCCGTGCCATCGGCAAGCGAATTTGATCTTGATACAGAACAGTGCCCCATCCAATCGTCCATATGTGAGCGGGGCAAAGATAAGGGACGTTTTTGAACCCTTCAAACTTGTGCATTAGATGCAGACCAGCTTCAGAAGTCTTCATAAAACTCCCAACCGTTGCGAGCCATCAATTAGTAGGCGCATGGACAATTGCGTATACACCCATCACTTCTTGCTCCACTGACGAGACCCGAACCAAAATCCAATGATGCCGCCCAGCATGGCCATCTCGTCACTGCTGAAGATCAGATCAGAGTACTTAACGATGTCGTCAATGCTGGTGATCATGCCAGGATTCTTGTACAGGTAGTAGCACAAGAACGCATTGATCGCCAGAAGCTCAAGGACGAAAATATAGGTCACTGTAGGCCTCACAGTGCCAACATAGTTAGCTACCCATTGGCTGGCCTTCTCCAGCACCTTCTCGTCGTGTTTAAGAGCCGCCTCGGTCATCTGAGCCTCGGTCTGCATCATGACCTGATCAGTGCGGATCTCCTCGATGCGCTGTTGAGCAGCATATCCCTGAGCAGCCATAGCCAACTCACGCTCATTTTGCATCCTGGCCAGGGCAAGCTCATGCTTCTGGTCTGACTTGTTCTGAAAGAACTCCAGCAGCTTTGGCAATCCAGAGATCAGCAAGCCGCCTAGGGTAGAGAATAGTGACAGCATTTATTGCTCCTTGGGTTACTCTAGCATTCCGCGCCGACGCATTTCAGCCTCAAGTTGCGCCTCTTCATCAGGGGTCTGCTCTGTAGGCATAGCCGTACCTGGCGATTCTGGAGCGCCAACATCCAACGCTGGGCCGCCACGAGCAGCAATTACGCCTGTGTTCTCTCCCAGTGTTTTGATAGCGTTATAGGCTTTTTCAGCAGTCGTTTTCTTCTTGGACAGATCTAAAAGCAGTTTGCGGTTATCAGGCTCAAACAGCATCTTAGACAGCGCGGCAGGATTAGACAGCGTGGAGTTGACAAGCGCTGCAAACTCGCCGGCAATAAGGCCGGCTACTGATGTACCACCTGCTGCCCGAGTGGCTGCATACGCCGCCGATGTACGTCCACCGGCACCAGAAGCGCTTTCCTTTGCCAGTACTTGCTGCATGAACTTAACTGCCAACTGCGCATCTTGCAAATCTCTTGGGTTAGGGAACAAAGTAGCAAGATCGCCTTTTGACTGAAGCGCGCGAGCAATTTTCTGAATGTCATTGCCCTGACCTTTAGCCAGAACCTCGTCCATTCTAGACCGACGAATAGTATCTAACACTGCGGCAACATCTGCATTCGGGCTTGACTGCATCACTTCGATGAGTAAGGCTTGCTGCGATGCAGGCTTGTC